GAACCCACGACATTCAGAACCACAAACGGAATTCTTTTAAGTTGTTATTTATTTATAATCAACTTATTACGTGTTTTATGTGTTTCTTTTTAGTTAATTATTAGTTAATAATTATAACTTTTTCATGCAACCTAATACTCGGAATACATGAGTTATTAACTTCTTCGGCAAGTCTTGCGGTTGATACTCTCCAGACTTATTAACAGGTATCAGGCGGATATAGTCATCTCCCTTATCAGACTTTGTTACTATTTTCACTGTACGCATATCATTTGTTACGATGCCGTACGCCTCGCCATAAAGGAGAAATTCTCTCCAGTCATTAATCTGCTTAATAGCTATTATATCACCATTTGAGATAAGCGGCTCCATTGAGTGTCCCGAAATATTACACCAACAATCCGCATCGGCATATTTTTTAAAGTCAATGAGATATTCTGGGTTGATGGTCTGGTCGTTGAGGATAATATCGAAACCTCCTAAGAAATCAACGTTATAATATGGTTTACCATGCGTATAGCTGATAGTTGGCTTGTTCTCCTGCGCATCCATCCTATTCTGCAAGTCCAGAATATTTTGTGCTGCCTTTTCGTCCGCTCCTCCGCAACCACGGTAATACGTCTTGTTGTCATTGTTCACCGTTCCGCTGCCGAAACTATTGCCGTCACCCGAAACATCACCGCCTACGAGAAGATAAACCTCGTCAATTCCAAGTTTTTCTTTTAGCCCATCTTTTATTGCTTGCGATATTGACGGGAATTTTCCACTTCTCTTATCTCGTTTGAAAACCCTGTCGAGAACCTGTTGCTTAACTCCTATCATTGAGGCGAATTGTGATACATTGCCATTCGCCTTTTCGTTCACCAAATCAAACAATCTTTTGTTTTGAGGTGGCATATTACTGCTATTGAACTCGTTTTTTTTCATAAATTCTAAAAATTTCCTCGGTTTTGTTTGTAATTACAGACAAAGTTTGTATCTTTGCATTCGCATTTGTGCAAGAAATGCAAATGACATCGCTAAATTTTCCCACTTGGGAGTTTAGATATTTCACCTCTGTAAGGCTTGCACACTTGCAGAGGTTTTTGTTTTATACAACCGACCTCAATTCTTCATTGGACGCGAAGCAGGATGATGGAACTTCTCCTGTTATGGCACTAGCGATGAAGTCTTACACTCGGAACTGGGGGGCGCACACACCGAGAGGATAGCAGTTATTCCGTTACTCCTGTGCAGCGATTGGCAACGTGAAAACGGATACTCGATTAACCAATTAAATATCGGGCACTTGATGGGGGATACTCGTAATATACGCCAGTTGGAAATCCAGCAGTGAACAGGTCATTAGGGCAACGCTTGCAACAACAAATTGCAGTAGTCCCTATTGGACTTGCTATACACCATCCAAAAGAAGCCTGACAACCGCCAATTGTTCTTTTTATCTTAATTTATATAGATTATGAAAAAAAATAAACCAACTTTTGAAGAATTTGAATCTTACATTAGAAAACAAAACTTCAAACTTAACCCAAAAGAAGTATTTGACGAGTTTGAAAGAAGAAACTGGAAAACAAAAAAAGGTCAACCTGCAAAAACTTGGCAAGCGTTAGTTAATTCACTTAACGGAATTGTCAACAAAGGCAGTTCGCCACACAAAAATAAACAAAGAGCATAATATTCCTCTTTATACTGCTAATAATAGCCGTAAGTGCCACCGTTAGAAGTCGGTTGTATCAATAAGTCAAAGAACGATAAATATTTTTATTATGAAGTTTTCAAAAGAAGAATGGCGCACCATTATAATTGGTGTTATAGTCGGCTCCTTAACCACGGTAATAGTACATGTTCTATTAGGATGGTAAGAGTAGAGCCTATCAGTGCTGAGAGTGTGGAACGTGCGAAGTTATTTATAGCTTTCGTGCGTTTCATTTTCTTTGCACCTTCATATCCACCATTAATGTAGAACAGTGTTCCTCTGTCTGTTATGCGATGCACTATGCCATTAGGAGATGTTAATGTCACTATTAATCCATCCGCTCTTAATATCGCTATCATTTCATGATCTACATTGCCACTATCCCCGTTATAACAAGATTTGAGGGCATTATCTTTAGCTTTATTACTGTATCTCATCTTTCTTTATATAAGGTGCAACGCTAAACAAATCTTTCAATATGTTAATAATATATTAAATAACAAACAAAGTCTGTAAAATAGTTGCTTATTACAAACGTTGTATGTATCTTTGCAGTGTAATCAAATAACGCTACTAAATAACGTTGCAAAGATAAGGGCGTTTTTTAAGTGTTGCAAAGATTACAGCGGTATTTTTTTATTGTACAACAGAAAAATCGAAAGGCGGCGCGAGCGAGACGGCAATCCAAGACCTCAAGCTGGCTGAGTATGATTAACTCTATATTAAGCCGTTGGCGCGTGTAAAGGCGCTGCAATCGAATTGACCAACGGCTACAAAACTACTAACTATAAAAAAATACGATTATGACAACTACAACAAAAAGTACGATGAGAGAGGTGATGCAAGTTGCGTGGCAGTTTGTGCGCAGATATGGCTTTACAATGAGCGAGGCTCTAAAAACAGCTTGGCGTAATATTAAGTTGCGCGCTGCAATGCGTAAAGGTATCGTAAAGTTTTACTATCAAAAAGTAGATGGCACTTTGCGCGAGGCTTATGGCACTCTCAAAGAGAGTTTAGTACCTGCTCTAAGTGGTAATGACAGTCGCAAAAAGTCCGACACGGTACAGACATATTACGACACTGAAAAAGAATCTTGGCGCTGCTTTAAGCGTCAAAACCTTGTGAGATTTTAACCAATATGGGGGTGTAACAGCCCCCACTTAATCTAAAAAATAAGCAAAATGATATACTCAAATGCACCTTGGGATGAAATCGACAACGAAGAGGTTGGTTTTCGGTGTACAGTCTACGAAAATCTATACAAATCTACAATCGTAACAACTTCAGCCTACGAAATAGAGGAGGAATGGGAGAGAGAAGATGGCGAAAGTGCAAGACATGGCTACTACGATACTCAATATGTAGATTGGGAGAAAGAGTACAAAAACGACATAACAATTTTAGATATGTTGGCAGAATTGAAAAAATATGTCGAAAAAGACATTGAAAATACATCTCATAGTAAGAGCAAGCGTAGAAAATTAGAAGAGTTGCTACAGCATTGTAGCGGCTGGCAACAGGAAAGTATTGAAGTAATAGAAGAATAAATATGGCACAGATAAAAAGATGGCTGAAGCAGCCAGCGAAAAGGTTCTCCCACTTAGTGGGGGAAACCTTTACACGTGAAGAGGTGATATATGCCTTTCTGCTTTCTTTGGTGATAGGCTTTATTGCAATGGTAAACATTAACTTCTAAAAAATAAGTAATATGAAAATAGAAACAAAATTCAACATTGGGGACGTTGTATATTTCCTTAGTGGTCGCAAAGCAGGACATTTGTATGTTAATTCTGTTCAATACCATCGCTTCGTTTCAGACGGTCGCGAGGTGGTAAATATCACGTACTTTGACAAAGACTACAATTCTGCACTGGAAAAAGATTGTTTTGGCTCTCTTAAAGAGCTATTGGAATTTGTCAAAGGAAGCGAAGAAGAACTTTTTTGAAGTTGCGTAATCGTTAGAGGGGGCTACTCGTGAGAGCCGCGCCCCTCATTTGGCGGTGTGGCCGAAATGGTATAGGCGTTTAGGTTGTAGTTTATCGTATATATTGCGGGTTCGAATCCCGCCACCGCCACTAATTTTTTTACAATGGAAAGAAGAGTAAATAAAAGAAATTGTACGATTGCTAGCCTATTTACAAGGCTAGGCAGAAACGATAAGGTGCATGCATCTTTGAAGGTCTTTAGCGTGCAAGCTGTACGGACAGAGTGCACTCGTCAAAACAAATACGATGGTGCGGATAATATGAATCCTAAATATGTCACATCCACAAGAGAACGTGACGGATATGTGACTATTATGCGGAGATACTAATATGGATTTAGCTATTGACGAACTCGGCCGTATCATCTCAGATTATGTACAAGTGGGGTTTTGCGAAGCTGTAAAAGCTTACGAACCAACGCAAGACGAGATACGTAAAAGCGAGGTCAAGCGATGGCTAAAATTTAACAAAGTGAGCCTTAAAACGTTTGATACGCTTGTATCTAGAGGGTTGGTAAAGGCAAAACGAGGAAGTAAAGTAAACTCTCCATTTGTGTATTCAAAGGCTGAGATATTAAAAGCTCTTGCAGCTGTGAGAGTGAACAGATATTTTGTAAACGATAAAATAGAAAAGTTATGAGTTTAATCAGGAAAGCATCGGAATTGAGCATTCCGAACACTATCAAGATGATGATTTACGGACAGGCTGGTATGGGCAAGAGTACGTTGGCTCTCTCTACTCCCAAACCGTTGCTCCTTGACTTCGATAATGGCGTGAAACGCATTAACATGTCTCATTTGGAGGGTATAGATACTGTACAAGTAGGAACTTGGCAAGACGTAAAAGATGTATTGCAAGAGGATTTGTCCGCGTATCAAACAATCGTTATAGATACGATTGGAAAGATGATGGACTTTATCATCACCTACAAATGTGGTACACGACAGCCACAAATCAGAGATTGGGGCGGCATCAACCAAGAATTTTCTTGGCTCACACGAACTGTAGGAAATCTTAATAAAAATGTGGTGTTTGTTGCCCACCGCGATAGCCGAAAAGAGGGTGATGATACTGTATTTATCCCTGCACTTAGGGAAAAATCGTACAATGCTATTGTCACCGAACTTGACCTGCTCGGCTATCTCGAAATGAAAAATGAGAATGGTAGGCAAGTAAGAACGATTACTTTCGACCCGACAAGCCGTAATGACGGCAAGAATACGTGTAACTTGCCAGGCGTGATGAATATTCCTACAATCATTGACACGCAGGGAAAGCCGACCGCTAAAAACGACTTCATCGAGAAGCAGGTTATTGCTCCTTATCTCGGTATGCTTTCGGCTAAGGAGGAAGAAATTAAGAAATATAATGAACTTCTTTCTGAAATCAAAGAGGGTATTTCGCAAATCACTGATGCGCAAAGTGCAAACTATTTCGCAGAGCATATCAATGGCTACAAACATATCGGTAGTTCGTTGATGAAAGCACGTTCCTTGTTCTCCGCCAAAGTGAAAGAACTTGGGTTGGTTTACAACAAAGAAACAAAGTCTTATGAAGACAAAGCAGCTTAATTACAATATCTATCCATCTTTGCTTGATGCTTATCAGCAATACGTGGATAGTGATATTATTTGGGAAAAGTATTGGGGGCATAGTGACACGCCCCCACATACTCCCGAAGAGTTTCACGATATGCAGTATCAATCTGTTATTGACCGCATAAACAGAGTACCTTATGACAATGAAGCTGTTGCAAAGGGTACGGCTTTCAACGAGGTTGTAGACTGTATGATTGAGCATCGGAAGTCTGACAAGATAGAAGTTGCAAAGGTCTATGATGCAGAGGCGAAAGTCGTAGGACTTAATGCAAAGATAGGTGAGCGTATTTTTTATTTTCCTGTCAGCTTGTGTGCTGAGTTTGCAGCCTACTATAAAGGTGCAGTAACACAAAAGTATGTTGAGGGTATTCTCCCTACTGCTTTTGGAGATGTAAAACTCTATGGCTTTATTGATGAGCTTATGCCATTGTCGGTTCACGACATCAAAACGGCAAGCCAATATAGCGTAGGAAAGTACAAGCGCAATAATCAACATTTGGTTTACCCATTCTGTTTGTTACAGATGGGTAATGATGTGAGGACTTTCGAGTACAATGTAGCGGTGATTGGAAAGTATAATTACGAAACATTTACCGAAAGCTATGAGTTCAATCCGAATCGAGATATTCCTATACTTCAGCAGAGGTGTGAGGACTTTATCCGATTTGTGAATGAGAACAGAGAGTTGATAACAGACAAGAAACTATTTAACGAAACATAATGGCAAATACAAAAAGAGGAGTTGTTATAGCTGTTGGAAATCCTCAACAAATAACATCAAAGAGTGGTAAAGCTTATGAAAAACGATCGATTTTCATTGATGCTACACCTTACAACCCATATACTGGAGAACGTTCACCGTATGAAAATAAAATATTATTTGATTTCATCGGAGAGAAGGTAAAGAATCTCGACAATGTTAATGTTGGCGATGTGGTTGAGGTGTCTTTTGATATTCAAGGGTCAAATTTCATTGGCGATGATGGTCAGCATAGGAATTATATTCATGTTCGTCCATACGGTTTGGAAGTAAAGCAGACAAAACAGAATGCTGCACCAGAAAATCAGCAGAGCGCAGAAGTGGAACAACAACCGTTACAAAATAATATGCCATTCTGATGCTTTACGATACATCAAATCCCCTCGACAAAGCTAACTTCCAGTTACGTGCTAAGAAGTTAGCCGAGATGGGGAAAATTATAGAACTGACAGAGAAGAAGCCAAGAAGGACATTGAGTCAAAATAACTTTTTATGGCTCTGTTTGTCCTATTGGGGCAGTCAAACGGGTTACACAAAAGAGGAAGCGGAAACTATTTACAAGAGTGTTAACAGCGACCTCTATTTTACTCGCAGGGTGATTGCAGGGGTGGAAGTGGAGTACATACGGCACACTTACGAACTTGACACGGCAGAAATGACGGCAAGCATCGAGAAATGGCGCAATTGGTCAGCAATGAATGACGCTTGCCCCGTCTATATTCCAAGCCCAGAAGATTATCAACTCGTGCAGATGATGGAAATAGATGTGTCTAAAAATGCAAATTATTTATGATATGGAAGAAATTTGGAAAGAAATAAAAGGTTACGAAGGGTTATATATGGTCAGTAATCTTGGTAAAATAATTAATGTAAAGACAGGCAAGTTAAAAAGTGTACATTTAGACAAACATACTGGTTATTATAAGGTACATCTTTGTCGAAATGGGAAGAGTAAAAACTGCTTTTTGCATAGAATAATTGCAGAAAATTTTATTCCAAACGCATTTAATAAAACAGAAGTAGACCATATTAACACTATACGAACTGATAATAGGATTTCTAATTTACGATGGTGTACAAGAAAAGAAAATAGAAACAATCCTTTGTCATTACAACATTTACAAATTGCATTCACAGGTAAAAATAGCCCGCATTATGGTAGAAAGCGTAGTTTAGAAACAAGGCAGAAAATATCAAACTCATTAAGGTTAAGCCAAAAAGCAAGAGGGAGGAAAGGTGCTTTGTCTAAACTTTCTCGCCCAGTATCACAGTTCAGTTTGTATGGTGATTTTATTGCAAGATATGATGGTCAGGCTGATGCTTGTAGGAAGACTGGAATACCACAAAGTAGTATAAGTTGTGTTATAAATGGAAAAATGAAATCGACACATGGCTTTTTATGGAAGTTTTCTGATTAAATCAATCTATCTACCGAGTGCAGACGATGCAATACTCATTCAGCAGATCGAAATAGAAATAGAACGAAATAAAGGGTATTTGTAGTCATTTTTTTATGATAAGTTTTTAATTGTTCAACACGTGGGGAAGTATCCCCACACTTGCTTTGGTGGCGGAATTGGTAGACGCTAAACTAAGTCGGTGAGAAGGGAATATGGACGAGACCATTACAACAGAAGCCGTGTAAGCACCTCTAACATGGTATATTCCTATAAATCAAGTGAAAATATTAAGACTTGTGCAACGCTTAGTTGGTAACGGCTAACACTTGATATATTTCATGCAGGTTCGAGTCCTGCCCAAAGCGCAGTAGTTGTAATTTCATAACTTAATAGTTTATTTTCACAGCCTCACAGCGGTGGGGCACTCCGATGTATGGTGTAATGGTAGCACAACAGATTTTGGTTCTGTCAGAGGTGGTTCGAATCCGCCTACATTGACTATGTATTATTTGAAGAAAAAGAAAACAGACAAACCAAAGAAACGGCAAGCAAGCCAAGCTACTTTGGTAAAGAAACTGGATAAGGTCTTTAGCCAGTATATCAGATTGCGGGATGCTTTCCCTAACGGGACATTCAGGTGTATATCGTGTGGAAGAATAAAACCCTTTGATCAAGCTGATTGTGGCCATTTCCACAGCAGGAGGCATCTAAGTGTACGATTTGACGAAGATAATTGCCATGCCGAAGATAGGTTCTGTAATAGATTTTCGGCCGACCATTTAATCGGCTACCGTGAGAATCTAATCAAGAAGATAGGGACACAACGTTTCCATCTTCTCGAGGTCAAGGCGCACGGCACAAAGAAATGGTCGTGCTTCGAGTTGGAAGAGTTAATCAAGTACTATTCGGTCTTGGTGAAGAAACTAAGCGAGGAGAAAGGGATAAGGATATGATGTATAAACTTCGTGATTATCAACAAAAGGCTTCCGATACTGCGGTAGCCTTTTTTAATGATAAGAAAGCAAAGTATAACGCTATCATGGTGTTGCCTACGGGTAGCGGCAAGTCGCTTGTGATAGCTGACATCGCAAATAGACTGCAAGGGCATACGCTTGTTTTTCAGCCGTCAAAAGAGATACTTGAACAGAACTACAAGAAGCTATGCTCCTATGGCGTACTCGACTGCTCTGTTTATTCGGCTTCATTCAATTCAAAGAATATAAGCCGTATCACTTTTGCGACAATCGGAAGTGTTATACGACATACAGAGGATTTTCAGCACTTCAATAACGTAATCATAGATGAGTGCCATTATGTAAATGCAAAAGGCGGTATGTATGAAGAGTTTATACACGCTACTGGATGCAAGGTGTTAGGTCTTACCGCCACTCCCTACAGATTAAGTTCCAGTAGCTTTGGTGCAATGCTAAAGTTTCTTACTCGCACTCGACCACTGATATTTTCAAAGGTTATCTATCAAGTGCAAATATCGACTTTACTCGATATGGGATTTTTATCAAAGATAGATTACTTCCAAATGAACCCACTAGGGTGGGACGAGAATAACCTGCAAGCAAATTCAACGGGTGCCGACTATACGGATAAATCAGTAGAAGCAGAATACAACAGAATTGACTTCTACGGCTATTTAGTCAGTATCGTTAAGCGGTTGCTTTGCCCAAAGCGTGGTGGAGCAAGAAAAGGTATATTAGTCTTTACTCGCTTTCTGAAAGAGGCTGAACGACTGACACAAAGCATTGAATGCTGCGAAATGGTATCTGGAACGACACCAAAGGTAGAACGTGAACGCATCTTAAATGACTTTAAGAGCGGTAAAATCAAAGTGGTTGTGAATGTAGGAGTATTGACAACTGGCTTTGATTATCCTGAACTTGATACAGTGGTGATGGCACGACCTACAATGTCGCTTGCCATGTACTATCAGATAGTAGGTAGAGAGATACGACCTTACAAAGACAAGCAAGCGTGGTTTGTAGACCTTTGCGGGAACATCAACCGCTTCGGAAAGGTCGAGGACTTGAAGCTCATCGATACCAACGACAAAGGTAAATGGGCAGTGTTCAGTAATGGCAAGCAGTTAACGAATGTGATATTTAATTGATTATGGAATACTTAGATTTTCTTAAAACAAAACAAGTAAAGATACAGAAATCGGGGTTTAATGTCGAAGATAAAGACTTAAACCCCATTTTATTTGACTTTCAGAAATATTGTGTGAAGAAGGCTTTATCAGCAGGTAGGTATGCATTATTTGAGGATTGTGGTCTTGGAAAGACACTCCAACAGTTAGAATGGGCAAAGCACGTTTCAGAACACACGAATAAGCCAGTACTTATTCTTGCTCCTTTGGGTGTCATCCATCAGACGATCAAGGAGGGTGCAAAGTTCGGATATAATGTTTCTGAGATTAGTCTAACGGTGTTTGACCAAGACTTAAAAGCAGGCATATATATCACAAATTACGATAACTTAGAAAACATTGATGCGTATCTTTTCGATGGAGTGGTACTTGATGAAAGCTCTATTTTAAAGAATTTCAACGGTAAGACAAAGTCGTATCTTGTTGATGAGTTTAGCGAAACTCCATATAAATTATGTTGTACAGCTACACCATCACCTAATGACACTATGGAATTGTGTAATCATGCTGAGTTTCTTAATGTAATGAAGCGTAATGAGATGCTTGCAATGTATTTTGTTCATGATGGTGGTAATACTTCATCATGGAGGTTAAAAGGGCATGCAGAGCGTTCTTTTTGGGACTTTGTATCAACTTGGGCGGTAATGTTAACTTCTCCTTCCGATATTGGATTTGATGGATCTAAATACATTCTACCTAACCTCAACATAGAAGAAGTATTTATCGAAACAGAAAAGAGGGATAACGGCATGCTTTTCAACGATATTGCAGTATCTGCCACCACGTTCCATAAGGAGTTGAAAGCCACGCAAAAGGAACGTATGAAGAAAGTTGCTGAGGTGGTTAACAACTCAAATGAGCAGTTTATCGTTTGGATTGGTCACGATGACGAGGGAAAATTGCTGCGTTCACTTATCCCTGATGCAGTCGAGGTAAAAGGTAGCGATACAAAGCAATTCAAAAAGGAGAATTTGCTCGGCTTTGCCGATAATAAGTTTAGAGTTCTTATTACCAAACTGAAGATTGCGCAATATGGACTTAACTATCAAAATTGCCACAATCAGATATTCGCATCTCTTGATTTCTCTTTTGAAGCAACCTATCAGGGTATCAGACGCTCGTATCGTTTCGGACAGAACAATGAAGTTAATATTTTCCTTATTGTCACCGATACTATGCAGAATGTAAGAAAGTCAATCATTGAGAAACAAAATGCTTTCCTCAATATGCAAAAGAAGATGAGTGAAGCGACAAATCGTAATATTAAGAATTTAATCAAGCTGACAAAAATGGAAACAGATAAGAATTACAAATCAGATAGGTGTGATATTCGTCTTGGCGATTGTGTACAACTCATTAAGGATATTCCAGATGAGAGTGTGGGCTTTTCTATCTTCTCACCACCATTTGCAGAACTTTATACATATTCTGATAAGTTGGAGGATATGGGCAATTCAAAGGATTATAAAGAGTTCTTTGTCGCTTTCAATTTCCTTGTAAAGGAGTTGTATCGTGTCCTTTGGAGTGGTCGTAACATTGCAGTTCATTGTATGGACCTACCTATTCAGAAAGGTAAAGAGGGCTATATCGGACTCCGTGATTTCTCGGGCATGATACTCAAAGCATTCCAAGACGCAGGGTTTATCTATCATTCACGTGTCACCATTTGGAAGAACCCTGTAACTGAGATGCAACGTACAAAGGCACTTGGATTGCTTCATAAGCAAGTAAAGAAAGATAGCGCAATGAGCCGTGTGGGTATCCCCGATTACCTCCTTGTTTTTAGAAAAGAAGGAGAACACGATCACCCTATACATTGCGGTATTGATGTCGATACTTGGCAAAAGTACGCATCACCAGTGTGGATGGACATTGACTATTCAAATACGCTTAATGCTATGGCTGGACGTGAAAATGGAGATGAACGCCATGTATGTCCGTTGCAGATCGATACGATTAAAAGGGCGGTTACTCTTTGGAGTAATGAAGGGGATACTGTATTAACACCTTTCTTAGGTATTGGTTCAGAAGTTTATCAATCTATCCTATTAAATCGTAAAGGAATAGGATTTGAACTGAAGGATAGTTACTTTGCAGAGGCTATAAAGAACTGTAAAAAAGCTGAGTTTGAGGCATCTCAAGAATCTTTATTTGATAAAGTTATTTGATGATTAAGATTGATGAGATATTTACAAAATCATTTGCTCCTATTGAGCAGATTGTGATGCTACATCTGTTATTAGGGGCAAATGATGATGGAATTGTAGAGTTTATCTCCAGTCATTTTTATTCTTCATGTGGTTTGACACGTCAGCAATTTAGGACGTGCTTAACCAAACTTTCTGAAAAAAAAGAAATTGAAGTTATAAATGCTCATAAATCAACAATAGTATGTATATGCAATTATGACAATTATAGAATTGGAAAGCGCAAAGATAAGCCACAAAGTAAAAGTGTTGTCATTATGCAAAATAAATGCGAAGAAAGGAAAAAAGAATTTGAACGTATGCTTATCCCTTATGTTAAATCACGTGGGGGAAGCTATGAGCCAACAATGATAAGGGATTTCTTCGACTATTGGAGTGAACTTAATAAGTCACGCACAAAAATGAGATTTGAGCTTGAAAAAACGTGGGACTTAGCAGGTAGATTAAGAACGTGGAGTAATAGACAAATGAAATATGGACATAAGAACAATAGTACAAAGGCAGAAAACAACTTTAACGAAGCAGCAAAAGCCATCAGAAGCCTTATGGATTCAGATAGGTAAGCCGATAGTAGAAAGATATGGTGAATTAAATAAGTTTTTAGATGTTTTCTCTCCTAAAAAACTAAATCATTTTTGCCAATATAAAGAACGTTGTTTTGTAGGCACGGCTCCTACTCTTGGAGCTGCAAAAACAGCTTACGGAGTAGGCGGTATTACATCTCTGTTGGTTCAATATCTTTTCGATCTCGGAACTTACTCTGGAACGCGTGATTTAATGGATAGTTCCCAGTATACAGATTGTGCGCAAATGATGCTGGAAAATTTCTATTATTTGAAGATAACCGAAATAATGCAATTTTTCTATATGTATAAAAGTGGTCGTTTTAATGGAGGTGAGTTTTACGGAAATGTTAACCCTATCTCTATAATGAAGACTTTGCGTAAAGAATTTTTGCCTATTAGGAATTCTCTCTTGGATAAATACTATAAGCGTCAAGAAATAGAAGAGAAGTCAGAAAGTGCATGGTACAACGGATGGGAACGGTATAAAACCATCCAATATCTATGTGGAAAGCGTGAATTACCCTTAATGTTAACAAGCAAATGAAACAATCAATCCCTAATACATGCGGATCATGCTGCTACCTTGTAGTTGCCGACGAGCCTTATTATTGTGCGCTTTTACCTCTTTACACATTGAGGATGGCTGAGGATAAAGCATGCGACGAATATAAAAACAAAAATAGCAATGAACAAAGAAAACGGAATCATCATAAACGGTAAAAAATACGTTGCCACAGCTGGCAGCTCATGCGAAAAGTGCGCATTTGGCCACGGCAAATACCAGTACTGCAACTCCTTCTGCGTGGCTTTTTCGCAAGACCTTTTAGGGCTAAATGAGGAGGTGATTTTTAAGGCGGTCGAAGAATAGAAATGTATGTGGATATTTGATATAATACTAATAGTAGTAATAATTCTATGCGAATTCTTTATATGCGCATTTTTTATTGGGTGCAGGATTGCATACAAGAAAGGATTCGAAGATGGTAGGGAGAACAGTTGGCGCAAGCAACCGCTTAGAGATATTGATAAAAAAAGGAAAAGCAAGAAAAATGAATATCAAACAGAAAATTAAACATTTGCATTGCAAGTGTTTTGGCCACAAGCCGATAGTTGAGGTTTACGCAATGCGTGTACATGGAAAGAAGCATAAAAAGTTCCACGTTGTCAGAGAAACAACATGCCTGCGATGTGGGGAAACAATAAAGTTTGAAATGACAGATCTAAAAAGCCGCGCTGAGCTACTCCAAGAGGGGTGGTTTGTCGAAGAGTAAAGACCATAAAATTTTATTAACAAAAAGATATAAGCGATGAAACGAGGCGACTATTTTACATGCCCCACCTGTAAGGGGAGGGGTAAAGTTTATGACCATACTGCTGGAATAATGACATTTGGAATTGCCTATTTATTTGGTAAAGATAAATGTCCGCGATGCCATGGTAAAGGATATATTGAAATAAAATAAACGGAAAAGTAATATGGCAGAAAGAATTTATCAATTAAGAGAGTCTGAATACAATGAGCTATTTGAAAAGGCTAAGCTCAACGATAAGGAAATAAAGGAACTTGCAGAGAAATATTACCAAGAACGTGGTGTTTTTCGAATTGATATTAGAGTCGGACTACAAGATAAATACAACGGAGACACAGTTTTCTATACCAATGTATTCTCATGTGAGAACGGCTTGTATAAGAACGACAAATTTAACCCCATCATCACAGAGAAAGGCCGCAGGAAGATAGAGCGGATATTGTCCGACGCTTGCCAAGAAACCTTTGAGAATAAGTTTGGCGATGCGATTAAATTCAGAAATTACTATGCTAAAGCATTGGAGAGTTTTTCTATAGCAAGAAGAATTGCATACGCAATAGCATTCAGTGGATGGGGAGTTGCGACCGCAGTTGTTTTGTATCATTTTTTATTCAGCAAGTAAATACTAGAATTACCCAAATAAAACAGATATAATATGGTTATAAAGTATTTTGAGAAACGTCGAGAGCAAAAACGTATATCAAAACAATTTGCGTTAGAGAAGAAATGTGTGGAATATTTTGATAAATCAGCCCCTAGATGGACGGGGAGTTTGGAAGACTTAATAAGCAATACGTCCTTACCCCAAGATGGAATCTACCTGCTTGGAAAATTCGAAAAGGAGAGCTTTCCATTACAGGCGGTAAGACTTCATCGTCTTTTTGAAGGTGGTCGCCTTGTGTTATCTTATGGAGATTATTCCCGTCGTTCTCCATTTGAATGGCTGACTTCGATAAAGAATATCCCCGAAGAACTTTGGTTCTCTGTTGAAGAGTATCATCGTCCAACACGTCCCACGTTGCTTTTATGCGAGTATGACTCTGGGCATTACGAGGTGGTCGAGTATGCAGATAAAACGTGGGTGACAGAGTTGTGTTTCCCTGTAAAGCCTATACGCTACTTTGTTCTTGATTTCTTAGCAAAAAATTAAATAGTAAAATGAAAAGAGAAATTTTATTCAGAGGAAAGTCCATTCAAAATGGTAAATGGCTGTATGGAAATATACAAATTCCCGAAGCTCCATATGATGAATATTTCATGTGGGACAACGGGTGGCAAATGCAGGTAGATCCCGACACTATCGGTCAGTACACAGGGCTGATAGACAAGAACGGCAAGAAAATCTTTGAGGGGGATATAGTAGGAAATAACGGCTTTGTACATCTTATTAAGTATGTTGGGAACTTAGCAGGTTTTTTCACTGTCAGTATGGAACTCCGTGGAAGTTTTGGATACTTTGATCAGAAATGGATAGACTATTGTGATATAGTTGTAGTAGGCAACGTAACGGATAACCCCGAATTATTAAAGTAAAAAACATGAATAGAGTAAACGAAATCAATAAAGCAGCGCAGGAATATTGTAAAAAGAATATCCCTAGCTTATATATGCGCCCTATAATTGAAGCAGCAATTGAAACAGCATTTGAAGCTGGTGCGGAGTATGCAGATAAGCACCCCTCCCGTAAACTTATGATAAAAGTATGGAAAATAGCGGTGGCTGCTACGGTAGACCAAATAAACGGTAAAATCGCCTACATGAAGACTGAAAACGAGATTGTTGCATACATAAGGGAAAGATTAAAATGAAAGTAATACTAAAAATCAACGGTGCAAGAAAAGTTTACGAAGACTGTGAAACCGAAATAAAGGGAGAAGAAATTATCGTCACACGAAATTTTAGGGACGGCGACTTCATCATAAATAGAGAAGATGGATTTATGTTGATATTTAAGGAAAAAGGAGCTGACGGTTTTATTTACGACCATGCCTTCTTAAATTTTGGAGAAGATGTTACCATATCAAACATTGCTTTTAGTGGCTTCTTGGAAGATTTTCAGCCGGCCACAGAAGAAGAAAAACAAATGATGCACGATGCCCTCAAAAAACAAGGATTGCAATGGAATGCAGAAGAGAAGCGAGTAGAGAAGCGAGTA